TTTCAACTAAATAAGTTTTTTCTATAGAGTCTGGAATTGTAACATTAACAGCACTTGTAATAGTTCCTGTTAATCTTAAAACTTGATTTTTACCATTCGATAAAACACCATTTGAAAAAGTCAAGGTTGCACCGGTAGTTGCATTTAATCCTACAGCATCATACCCACCAATTGCTTGCTCAAGAATTAGTAAATTAGTGTTAGTAAACTGTCCCCAAGTTCCTGAGTTTTCTCCAGTTTGTTGTACAGTTAATTTTAAACTAGCTGATGTTGCGTTTGCCATATTTTAAATTCCTTAAAATTTTATTTTATTCAATTTATTGTTAAAAATCAAGCTACTTCCTGCCAACCTGGAGGATCGATAGGAGCACCTCCTGTGTTAACTTCTGTCCATACTATATTTTCAACAGTATTTAATGTCATTGTCATTTCAATTCCTGTTGGCCTTGCTACTGAATCTGTAGCTGTAGCTTGACCTTCTTGCATCGTTAGATCAAAACCAGTTAAATCTATTAAAGTATTTGCATCCAAAACAGTTGTTCCAAGAGCAGCTGTCATAGCTTCTCCAGTCAAACTAACATTTGCATCTGCACCAATTATAACAGAGTTTTCTTGCATGGTCATTGCTTGACCAGTGACGGATATATCTGCGGTACCTGTAACAGTAACAGAACCTAAATTAGCAGACATTGCTATTCCAACCACATCTTCCGTTACAACATCTGTAAATGCTTGAGCTGTGCCTTGAGTAATAGTTAAAACTTGTCCTGTTACATCAACATTTGCAATACCTGTAATTGAAACAGAACCTAAATTAGAAGACATTGCTATCCCTGTTGGAAATGCAACAACACCTGCAAATATATCTACTGTACCTAGATTAGCAGACATTGCTATTCCAGTTACATCTTCTAATACAACATCTGTAAATGCTTGAGCTGTTCCTTCATTTAAGGTTAAATCAAAACCTGTTAATTCAACATTAACACTTGTTGAACCTGTAGCTGCAAAAGGACTTTCTGCAAAAGCTGTTATACCAAAAGCCATGAGCTACTAAACCTCTTCTAATTTGAACTTATATTTTTTACCTGATTTGTTATTGAATAAATAAAGATCTTCAGCACCCTCTTGAATAGTCCAATTACCTTTTGTACCATCAACTGCGTTACCTTCTTTTTTTGCTTCGTTAGATAAATGTAAGTCTCCAGTGTATAAGTTTCTCCAAACGTTTCCTGATTCACCTAAATCATAAGTGTCATTTGCTCCTGGAACAACGTGACCAGTGACATTTAATTCTGAACCATCAAATGTTAAATTTGCTTCTGCATTCATCGCATCTGTGCCTGTTGCAGTAAGAACTCTATTATTAGAACCATTAGACATGAAGTCTGATACATCAACAGCGACTGTGTCTGCTGCTACATCAATACCTGTACCCGCACCAACATTAAGTGTAACAGAACCAGAAGCACCGCCTCCTGTTAAACCATTACCAGCAGTAACCCCTGTAATGTCTCCAGTGTTAGTAGTGTAACCTGCATCATTATTAAATCCTGAATTATTAATATTTGCTTTAGTTAGTTTCTTTTGATTATTAGAAGCATCAACTACAACAAAAAAATCTCCATCAGCGTCTGATGTAGATGTAGTTAATTCTGAAAGATCAACATCTATTTGATCTGCTTGAACATCAATTAAGTTCCCGGCTCCAACGTTTAATGTAACATCTCCAGAAGATCCACCACCTGTTAAACCGTCTCCTGCTGTAACTGCTGTAATATCTCCAGTAGTTGGAGTTTGAAATTCTAAAGCTGTTGCACCACTGTTTACAGCTAAAACTTGGTTAGCTGTCCCAATAGCTGTTAAACCTGTACCGCCTTTTGATGTTGGCACTGTAGGTAATCTATCTGATGATAAAGTTCCTGAAGCAACGTTTGATGCATCAAGATTTGTTAAAGCTGAACCATTTGCTGCTGGAAGTGTTGCGGGGAATCTTGCGTCAGGCACTGTGCCCGATGCTAAATCGTCTGCGTCTAAGTTTGTTAAATTTGCTCCACTAACTGCTGGTAAAGTTGCAGGAAACCTTGCATCAGGTACTGTACCTGAAGCTAAATTATCTGCATTTAAATTTGTTAAATTAGATCCATTGTTTGCAACAATGTTTCCACTTGAATCTAGTATGACTGCTTTGGATGCAGGAAGGGTACAGAAAACATCTTTAGTACCTGCAGAAAAATCTACCGCAGAGTCACTATTAGATGATGATAATATGGTATCTCTTGATAATGTATCAGTTGCAGCATCTGTAACTGTGCCAAGTCCAACTTCAAACTCACCATTCTCATTTACAATAGAATAATAAGTTGTATTACTGTTACCAATACCAGCAACAAAAGTTTCAAAACCTAAAACGGCCCCTGCTAAATTTATTGTGCCCGTACCTGTACTTGTAGAGGTTTCTTTTACCCTGTCATTTACAACTAGTGCCATTTAAAACTCCTTATTAACCAGAGATTCTTAATATAGCTGCTGATGTAGTAAATGCTGGAAACTGAATTGTAAAAGTTCCTGATGTAGCTGTTTTATCTGCTCCAAAATCTAAAATTGCAACTGCTGCATTAGTAACTGCAGAAGATGTATTGTAGATCATTGCACCTCTAGCTGTCAACGTTACACCTGTGAAAGATAAATCTGCAAAGTCTACAATTGCAACACCTGATGCAATTGAAGTATTCTGACCTGCTAATGGATCACCACCCGATGCGTAAGTACCTGTGTTTGCAACTTCGTTTGTAGTTGTAAATGAAGTAGTCGCTGAGTTTAGAGTTGCTGAAGAAGTATAAAGTGCTAATTTAAAAACATCACCACCAGATGAAGAAAAGTTTTGATCACCTTCTAGTAATTGTTTTTTGAAAGCATTTGCGATCGCTTGTGTTATAGCCATAGTATATCTCCTTATTTTCCTATTCGAGGAACACCGCTTTGATATTCATCTCGTCTTCTTCTTCCCATTTGTTCAATTGAGAAGCCTTCTACCACTTGTTTATACTTTTGTTCGTATAATTGCAAGAGGTCTTGAGGTCCTTTTAAAAATCCATAGGCCTCGACTAGGCATGCATATAAAAGTCCATTGGGAAAATTCTGACTTATATATGTTGTAGCATTTGTACTAGATAATCCGGGATCTTTCAAGATATAATTTAATTGAATTGTGTAAGTAGCATCAGGGGTAGGTGCTACCACAATTTTTTGTTCATCCCATAAACTGTAATATTTTGGAACTCCTGTTACTTCTGTAGGATTAAATTCAGACATAAAACTAGTATCTCTATATTGTAAAAATTCTCTATTATTAGGTTGAGAACTTCCTTGAGAATCTACTATTTGAGCTGATCTAACAATTAATAATCCTGCTGGTCTACCTATAAATCTATCTGAAGTAATTAAATTAGCTGTATCATATCTTCTGTTATTATCAGAATCGATATCTCTAAAAATTCTAAATTCAGCATTTTCAATAAATCCATCTAAGATAGTTGATGTAAAAACATTTGCATCTACTTCTGTATAGTCTCTAATTTTTTGTAATAATTCTGTGTATGTCATCCTTGTTTAGTATCCAGTGGTCCAGCTAAGACTTGAATACCTCCTCCTGTTTCTGTACTCGAAGCATTTGAAACCAAGTTAAACGTATAACTATTTTCTAAAGTTATTGTAGAAGGTTGGCCTGCTTGTTGTTGAGTTGTTTGTATCATAGTTATTGAATAACCGCCAACAATAATTGCACCTGAATTATGAGCGCTAGCAGTTGTGTTTTTAGGTAAGACTCCTCTAAATTGTGAGTTAGTTCCTCTTACACATCCTGTTAAATCATTGCTTGATTTACCAGTGTATTGAATAACTTCGTTGTTAAAATAAGAATCTCCATCATCTGATACATCTACTTTTTCAATCATAAAAAATCCTGATGTAGGAAAGGCTGAAGCATCTGTTAATGAAATAGTTGTGTCAGTTGCAGTTATGTTTGAAGCTAATGTTGTAGTTAGTTCTAATGTAGATTTAGCTACACCACCTACCGTTGGAGATTTAACTGATTGAAATCTTACAATATCATTATTTACTCTTGCGCTGTTAGGTTCTGATACAGTTAGTAAAGTAGAACCTGAAGCTGTTGTAAAAGGGTTCGTTGGTAAAAAATCTGTAGTTCCAAATTCTGTTCTTGCAGGTCTTGCTTTTTCTAAACCTTGTGGATCAGCAACAAATGGTTTTGGCTCTAATTGTGGTTGCTTACGTTCATATTCTGAATAATGTACAAACGCACCATTCCATTCTGTTACCATTTCTCTCCACGGAAAAGCTAATCCGCTTCGGTCAGAGATTGCTAAAGCGTGTTTCCCTTTTGCAAACTTTGCCATTATATCTCCGGATAATAAGTTTTAGGTGAAATGTAAACACTAGCTGATGAACCATCTTCTTCTAATGCTCTTAGTAATTCATCTTCGTAAAGTAATTTCATTTCTTGAGTTCTGTTAGGTGCTTTCTTTTGTGATATGTAATAAGCTAAACCCGCACACATACAAGGTACAAATCTATTAACAACATCAGCTTCGTTAGTATATTTACCTGCATCTTGTAATCTTTGTAAATAATAAAAGAACACGTAGTCTCCAACTTGATCAGAACCTGGAGTTAAATATAAAGTTACTGATATTCTATCTATAAATCTCTGTACCCAATATTGAGAAGGTTGACCTGTAGCAGTTTTATTTGAAAAAGCTGAATATTGTGATCTGTTTACTTTTGATAAAGGAGAGTCTACATTTGCTGAAGTTCTATAACTAGCCTCTAACATATCAGAAGCCATATTTACAAAATTATTTACTGAATCGTTTTGTGCATGAGAAGCAGCAGTTGTGTTATCTACACCTCTGGTAGCACCTGTTAAATTTAAACTAGATATTCCTGTATAAGAAATAATTTCATCATTGATTTTTATTTTTCCAGAGTCAGGCATCTGGGCCACAGAAGCAACTGGAATAGTTGTGTCTGTATCATTTATAGCAGCTGTTAGTGTAGTTGTAATTCCGTTTGATGTACCATCGCTTGGTGATCTATAAATTATATATTCGTTTTGACCGCTAACTAAACTAAAAGCATGTTCTCTAACTTGCCAAAAATGGATACCTCTATTATCCCATTCTTGAAGCATTATGTTTAATGATCTTCTAGCTGAACGCAGGTCATTACCTGAGTAATCAAAGAAACCTAATCTTTCAAAAGCTTCAGTTATAATTTCATCGATCGAGAATGTTTTCTCGAATGTAGTTGTGCCTGAAAAAGCCAAGTTGCCTCCTACGAGTTACTTCCGCCGCTATGAAAAACAGTGATAGCTGTAATCGATTCAGTAGTTAGTGCAGAGTAAACATCTGTTTTAAATAAAATTGGTACAGGGAAATTAACTGTCATATCATGAATATGAGCACCCTTATTTAATTTTACTTTTGATGTTCCACTTGCTCCACCATCTTTAAGCTCTAAAACTCCAGCTGCGTTAGGACCAGATACATGAACTCCATATACTCTAGTTCTTCCAGATTGAACAGTTTTAGTTTCAGTAGTTACGTTAGTTGCAACTCCATCAATTGATGATCCAAATGTTGACATAATTTTTATCTCCTAAAATTTATATGTGGGGCCGAAGCCCCACACTAATTATTTATTAACTATCACTAAATGGTGTAACAATAGTTCCTGATCCTAAGATCAAAGTATTGTGTACCAAGTATTGAGCAGTTTCTAACGCTGTAACTTGAATTACAGATCCAACGATCCCACCTGTAGTTGTTCCATTCATAGAAAGAACATCATTATCTGTAGAAGGGAAGAAAGCTTTTTTAGCTCCATCATCCACTGCGATCATAGCTGCACCTGTAAATTTATCTACACCGTCAGTTACGATTTGAACATCAGTTGCAGTAGTGTCTACATAAAAAGTAAAACTTGCACCAATGTTATTTAGATTGTTGTAGTCTGTAGCACCTGCTGTAGCTCCGTTAGCATTTGCATTGATTGATGGTAAAGTAAAAATACCATCTGCGTCTTGAGTTAAAAGGATTCTTCCTGCGTGATCATTTACAGTTAATGAAGTATTAGCTGTTAATGCAACAGTTGATCCTGGTCCAGTACCTATAAAGCCATTTTTAGAAATGACCGGTCCTGAAAAGGTTGTGTTAGCCATGATTGTTCTCCTAGTTAATTCTACATAGTCTCTAGGCCGTCGACTATACTGCGTCTATGCAGAAAATTAATATATGTATAGTGTATTTTTTATACACTACTTTTTAGTAGAGTGCAAGAGAGCCTGTAGTGTGGAGTGGATTTTTTCCAACGATGTAGCTTTTTATTAAGTAGCTACTGAAACTGTAGGAGCGACTGCCTCAACTTTATTCTGCAGATGTGCTTGTTTAGCTTCTGCTTTTTTAATATGCTGAACGATCTTTTTTACTTCGTCGTCGATCCTCACCATATCAAGAGTATATCTACCCTCGTTAAGATGCTCTTGCTCCCATTTGAGATCCAGCG